GCTTATCAAGGAGCTTTAGTCTCAAGGCTTACTTCTGATTGGATGAGTAGTCAAAGTAGTGCTGACGCTGAAATCAAGGCAAGTCTTAGGAAGCTAAGGGATAGATCAAGAGAACTTGTTAGAAATAATCCTTATGCGAAACAGGCAAAGAGGACTACACAGATTAATACAGTTGGAACTGGAATGAAGTTCCAGTCTGATGTTTTACAACTAAGAGGTAATAGAAAAGATCGTAAGGTTAATAAGAAAATTGAGGAAAGGTGGAAGGATTGGTGTAGGGCAGAAAATTGTGATGCTGCTGGTAAATATAATTTTCAGCAACTTGAATGGTTAGCTGCTGGCGCATTACCTGAATCGGGTGAGGCGATATTTAGGATTATCAGAAAACCTTTAGGTAGTTCTGTTGTGCCATTGGCATTACAGATGATTGAAAGTGATTTGTTGGATGAGGAATATGACGGTAAGACGTTGAACAAAAATAATGAATGGAGAAATGGTGTGGAGGTTAATGAGTGGGGAAGAGCAGTTCGGTATGCGATTTTGACTAAGCATCCTGGGGATGCAATTTATATTTCGTCAATTACAGATAGTAGGAAGCATATTTTCTTGCCTGCATCTGACATTATCCATTTATATCTTCCCGAAAGGCCAGGTCAGAACAGGGGTGTGCCTTGGTTCCATAGTGTTATGGCAGATATGCACCAGTTACAGGGCTATGAAGAAGCTGCGGTTATAAGAGCTCGTGCGGGTGCGAGCATAATGGGGTTTGTGACGAATAATGAGGGGGAGTTGATTGGAGATGAAGTTGAAGCTAATCAACGAGTACAAAATTTCGAGCCAGGAACTTTTCGGTACTTAGCTCCGAACGAAAATATAACGGTTCCAGATATTGATTATCCAAGTCAGCAGTATGAGATGTTCGTTAAAAATAAGGTTCGTCGATTTGCAAGTGGCTTTGGATGTTCCTTTGAAACAGTTAGTAGAGATTTCAGTGAGACAAACTATTCAAGTTCAAGATTGAGTTTGTTGGAAGATAGAGAGCATTGGAGAGTTGTTCAAAAGTATTTAATTGATAATTTCCACTATCGGATTTTTAAAGAGTGGCTTGCTTTAGCTTCTTTATCTGGTGATCTCGATTTTATTGATTACTCAGCAAGGCCAGAAAGATATTGTCAACCAAGATGGACTCCCCCAGCACAACATTTTGTAGATCCTTTAAAAGAAGTGAAGGCTTATAGGGAAGCAGAGCAGGCTGGTTACATGACTAAATCTCAAGTTATTGCTGCTTCTAATGGTGGTGATTATGACGATATAGTTGCTGAGTTAGCGAGAGAGAAGGAGGTAGCAGAGGAAGCAGGAATTGTATTAGATAAAGATAAGATTGAAATCCCTATACCTGAAGAACAATTAGAACTGCCGATTGCAAAGAAATCTGCACCTACGACTAGAAGAAAAAAAAGAACTAAGGCATGATATTGGGTAGATAAACTATCATTGGAGGAGGTTCCTCGATTTTATTTATGGAAAACGAAAAGGTTTCTCCTGAGATGGAGAAAGATAAAGAGGTCGAGGAAGAATCTTCGACAAGAATAGATCTTTCAGAAAAGTATCAAAGAACAGAAGTAACAGAGTTTAGAAGTGTCGGTAAAGGTCGTACTTTTGAATTTCCTTTTAGTTCTGAATACCCAGTAGAAAGGTATTTTGGTAAAGAAGTGTTAAAGCATGATGACAGATCAGTTGATTTTAGTCGTCTTAATTCTGGTGCTGCACCCCTTCTTTGGAACCATGATCCAGATCGCCACATAGGAATAGTCGAACGTGCATACATCGACAAAGACACTAAACGTGCTTATGCAAAAGTTCGCTTTTCACGCAATAAATTCGCTTCTGAAGTCTTAGATGACGTTAAAGATGGAATTTTGCGTGGTATTTCCTTTGGTTATCAGATAAAAAATATGGAGGAAGAGGACGGAACATTCATCGCAGATGACTGGGCTGTCCACGAGGTCAGTATTACCCCCATCCCAGCAGACCCTACTGTCGGGATCGGAAGGTCGTTAATCTCGTCTAACGAAGATTTGTCTGACCCCTCACAACCTAATACTATTAATATTGATAACAAATCTCCTGAAGAGGAGATACGTTCTGCGGCAACAACCGCATCACCCTCGGTTCCATCTATGGAAGAAAAATCACAAGA